ATGATGAAAGGAAAAAATGATAGATAAGAAAGCAAAAAAATGGAGTCAAAATAATAAATGGTTTGGTAAAAACAAATCATTAACACTGTTAGCAATTTATTTCCATGAACATTTAGTGGATATAAATGTAAATCCTAAAACGGAAAAGTATTACAAGATTATAAATCTGTTTATGGAACCTTTTGTTGCCGGAAAAGTTAAATTAAAATCTAGACCTAAACAAAGAAAGATTGTTAGATTAACTAAGGCTCAAAAAGAAATAGCAGAGAAGTTAAACGTACCTCTTTTAGAATATACAACTAATAATTTAAACAGTGTGGAGTGGTAATGAATAGCAATTACCACTTAGACATAGCCTACATAGCCGGTCTTTTTGACGGTGAAGGTAGTCTGACTTATAAAAAATATAAGGAAAAGAAAAAATCTGGTACGTACGATTGCAGACGCATTTCTATGGAGATAGCTATGACGGATAAAAATGTTATAGAACTTGTGCATGAGACGTTGATGGTGGGGACCGTTAGACCTAAGAAGGTCCCTAAAGGCATGAAACCACAATGGCGTTGGCGTTGTACGTTTAGAGATTGTCTACAAGTTTGTAAGAAGTTATGGCCTCATGCTATTGTAAAATTACATGACATTGAAAAAGTAATTGATCACTATGAACCAGGGATACAAGACTTAGATGACAATGTAATAGAACTAGATAGGTTTAGAGATAATATATGGTTTGGAAAGGAGAAATAATGATAGATTTATTTGTGTATAAATGTTTAGATAAAATTAATGATATAGCGACTAAGTTAACAAGTTGGTCATGGACAAAACTATGGGCTGACAGAAAAAAAGGCTACGGCTATAGAAGAAAAAAAAATGAAAAAATCTAGTAAATACAATTACATCGATGGAAAACAAATCACGGATCCTGACACTGGAAAACGTGTCTATGAGATAAGTTCTTATAGACTTCCTAGTGTTACTACTATATTAGGGGCTACCAAAAATACAGAATTTTTAACCAAATGGAAGGCCAAAGTCGGTGAAGTTGAAGCAGACAGAATCAAGAATGTATCTAGTGCACGGGGCACCAGTATGCATAAATTCCTCGAGTCATTTGTCACGGGCGTTGGTTACGATGATCTTACAGAACTCGGACAGGCGGCGCGTCCCATGGCCGAAAAAATTATGGAGATTGGTCTTGCGCCGGTCGAAGAGTATTATGGTTCGGAGGTTACGTTACATTACCCAGGTTTATACGCAGGTCAAACAGACCTTATCTGTAATCATAACGGTATGGAAACTGTTGTTGACTTCAAACAAGCTAACCGTCCGAAAAAACAAGAATGGATCGAAGATTATTATTTGCAAATTGCAGCGTACGCCATGGCCCACGACTACGTTTACGGAAGTCAGATTAAACAAGGAGTTATCATGGTATGCACGCCTGACCTATATTATCAAGAATTTAAGGTAGAAGGGGCAGAATTAAGGCGCTGGAAACATGCGTTTTTGAAAAGATTGGACATGTATCATGACCTAATGTTCGATGAGAAAGAAAAAACAACACCAATGAAAGCAGAGGAGTTTAACAAATGAATTGTTGGCACTGTGAACATGAGTTGATATGGGGTGGGGATCACGATACTGAAGATAATGAGGACTATGATATAGTTAGTAATCTTTCGTGTCCTAAATGTCATGCAGCGGTTGACGTGTGGCATCCATCAGAAAAACTAATAGAGGAGTATAGAAAGTATGACAGACCAAACGAGATGGGGAATACACGAAGTACAGACCAGGAATAAGGCTGTAAAATACCAAAAGGACCTAGTAAAAAGCGCCATGGCTCATGTAGTCAAGATGGACGAATCAGGGATCACGGACCTTATGTTGCAGATTGAGGCAGAATATGAGCGTAAGTATGGCGATAATGTGGCAAATAGAGAAAAAACAGTACTATAGTATTCTGTGACAGATTTTATTTTTTTTTTCTGTTTTGACTCGAAGATTTGCTGTCCAAGTGTACTTTTGCTCTAGAAGTGTTGGTATATATGACTTTAGGGTGGACACTTTTTGGTACACTTTTTATTTTTGGTACACTTTAAAGTGTACTATCAAATTTCGGTCCACGCGCGCGAATGTGTTTTTTTAAATAAAAAATCTGTGCTAGAATACTATAGATGAAAATTCATAAGAAGACTAAACATTTCAGAAAAAAGGCAAAGCCAATACCAGTTGAGACTCATGACTTACCTAACAATGTTAGAGTTGGGTATAAAGATATTAAAATTAGATACGTTAGACCTAATTATAAAAAATGGGAGTTAACCGATTGTTTTGGTGAGTATGACTACAGACAAAATGTTATACAAGTACAACACGATTTATGTGGACAAGAATTAGCTAACACTATCTTTCATGAAATAATGCATGCAGCAGTTCATGTTGCAGGTCTAAACCAAGAGAAAGCACCATTAGAAAAACCAGAGTTTGAAGAGGCTGTCGTTAATCAATTAACTAACGTAATGATAGGTGTGTTTAGAGATAATGATTGGATGATTGATATGTTAAAAACTCAATTAGAAGATTCAGAAGATGCAGATTGATCTTCAACCTTTTCAGGTTCAGGAGTCACATTTATTAACTGTCCGTAATCGTCTATTATCTGTTTCATTTTTGCTTCTAGCTCTTGTTCTGATAGGTCCTCTAGTTTTCCTGTTTTTATTATCTTCCTATCTATGTATAGTCCTGCTGCTTTTCCTCTGTTTGCTTCCGCGTTCACTGCTGAAGAGAATGATCCTTTTTTCAAAGCAGCTTCTCTAAGTCTAGCAAGTTCTGCGATGTGACCTTCATAAGTCACTTCATGTTTTCTTAATCTTTCTTCTTTTAGTTCGCCAATATATTTTACAACAAGTGGTGAGTATTTTGGATTAGTTAGTTCTGATCCTTCTCTCATTGCTCTATCCTTACTATACCCAGCAGCGATAGCAGCTTCACGTTTAGTCATCGGTCCTTCCGGTCCACCGAATACTAAAAACTCAGCGAATCGTTGTTGCATTTCTGTTAATCTTTTTGGTACACCCATGTTGACAATTTAAGGGAACTATCCTATAAAGTCAATATGAAAGTAGCTAAAAGTTCAGAAGAATTACGAGAGATTATAGAAGGATATAAGACTTTGATTGAAGAACAGAAGAAAGAAATTTGGGAATTAAAAAAGATATCTCAAGAGAATGAGAAAAACAAAAATCTCTTGCAAGGTTATAAAAAAGTGATAGAGGATATATCTATCAAGTTAAGAAAAAATTCATGAGAGTACAAGACTTGCAGTTGTTTCTAAGCAACTTTACGAAAGGATCGGATGCAGTTAAGAATGCCGTTATCTACGTAGAGATAAGTGGAAAGTTACACGCAATCAGACGAATGGAAGTACATGAAAATGCTACTCCTATCATTGGTCAGCCAGGTCATAGTGCACACAGATTGGTTTTAAAAACTGAAAAACCATCGAGTCTTATCTTACCTGAAAAGCTTCAACGGGACTACTAACTTCCCTTGAAACCAGAACAAAAATTATATGCAAAAGTTAAAAAAACTATTAAAGATATTTCGTGGATTAGACTGGAAAATAATAGCTTACTCGGTACTCCCGATCTATTGGGCTATAATAATTCTGGGCACTTTTTCACTGTAGAATTAAAGGTATGCAAGGGGAATAAAATAAGGTTCTCACCACACCAAATTAGCTTCCATGTGAAGCATTCACACAATACATTTATCCTAGCAGAGGCCCTTGGTCCGAGTACCGTGAAACTTTTCCGTGGTTCACGCATCATGGAGCTTGACGCTTGTGGGTTTAAGCTTGACGCTTGCAGCGAGGGGCTTGACGCTTGCCGCTTGATGTTTGAAAAGGTTGGTTCGAAAGCTTGACGCTTGGTGCTTGAAGCTTGTTGCTTGAAGCTTGAGGCCCGGACCCAGTGCACGTGCCGACCGCCGTACGCGCTTCCGGGTTACTAATGACTGAGTCCGATATTCCACGCGGGAATTTTTTAGTGTTCACCGTAGCAAACATTTGAAACTGATTTATCCCAGCAAGCTCGACAATCTTTGCATTGATTGCCCTGAAGAGGAGCCGGGCAAGTTACATCGATCTTTTTAGTTGAGACTGTTGACGTGTTGGGCCAGCTGGTCCCTGCTGCCTGGTCCACCATAGGAATGGAGAACCGGACAACAAGATTGTCAGGAGCTTCAACAATATAGTCTTTGGTCCATGCTTCACGGGTTGGCATCCAGTGTTTAACTGAAGGCGTCAACCTACAGACCTCGTAAATTCGTCTTAGATGGTCCAGGTTTTGGACGTCGCCTGAATCGTGCCATCTAAAATATTTGACCTTCTTAGAATTGATTTGTGCAGCCATTGCTTCAACCCAGTCAGGGTGAGTCAGGGACCTGAATCTTTTATACTGGGCGTCTATTACATTTTGGAATCTATACCGGCCACGCTTGTAAGCGTAACACTTAGAACAGACACTATTAGGAACGGCCCTGAGCTTGGTCCCAGTCTTGCACTCGTGAGCTGGTGTTGAATATGCAAACCCTGGCATTTTGCCAGGCTTTGATAGTGTGTGAGTTATAGCCTCCGCTTCTTTAATTTTCATTGTTTACTTTCTCCTTTAAATTATAGGATACTATATCACTATAATGTTTTCTTGTCAAGTCTAATGCCTGACGCTTGGCGCTTGCTGCTTGATGCTTGTAGCTCAACTCTTTAAAGAACTTCCGGCAGCTGGCAACGTAGGCCCGCGGCAGGTCCCTTTCCTCCCGTATAAAATACGGGAGGAGATCATTCTTTT